GGGCAATGGCTTATTACGGTGGCAACTACGGCAACGGCTCGAACGCCGGCCTGTTCTATCTGAACGTCAACAACGCCGCGTCGAACGCGAACACGAACATCGGCGGCCGCCTCGCAAACGATTACCGCCAGAAGGCGCCAGGCTCACGGGCCGGCGTCCAGTGCGTTTCCTTTGGGGCCTTTGTCCAGACCGTGTTGTCGAAGATTTACAGGGCGTCGCGGCTAGTAGCCTCGGCCAATGCGGCGGCGCCTGCCCTATCCCTCGCATGAGGTAAGGTTTCTGCTGTGCCTGTTACAACCGCTGGCCTATGGGGCCAGATCACCAGTTTCGAAAACCTCTACAACGCCTACCTTGAAGCCCGTCGCGGCAAGCGCGATCGCGGGGCGGTGCTGCACTTCTCGGCCAACGTCGAAGAGAACCTGGTCAACCTGCAGAACCACCTGCTGTGGAAAAGCTGGCGACCGGGCAAGCAGCGCGAATTCGTTGTAAAGGAGCCGAAGATCCGGCTGATTCAGGCGCCGCCCTTCGCTGATCGCATCATCCATCACGCCCTGGTCCGCGTGGTCGAGCCGCTGTTCGAGCGCAAATTCATCCACGACTCCTACGCCTGCCGCGTTGGCAAGGGCACCCAAGCGGCTGTCGCCAGGGCGCAGCACTTCCTGCGGGTGGCCAAGCGCAACCACGGCCCCGGCTGCTACGTGCTCAAGGCCGATATCAGCAGGTTCTTCGCAAGCATCCGCCACGCCTCCCTGCTGCGCGAGATCGAGCGCACCGTGCGCGACCCCGACGCCCTCTGGCTGTGGCGCCAGATCATCGCAGGCTACGGCCACGCCGCAGGCATTGGCTTGCCGGTGGGCGCACTGACCAGCCAGCTCGGCGCCAACGTCCTGCTGAACCACCTCGATCACGTTGCGAAGGATCAGCTGGGCATCAAGTATTACGTGCGCTACATGGACGACTTCATCGCCGTACTGCCGAACAAGGCTGCTGCCGCCGAGGCCATGCGCGCGCTCTCCGCTACGGCCAACAGCCTATGCCTGGCGATCAACCCAAAGACCGCGATCCATCCCTGGCAGCGCGGCCTCGACTTCTGTGGCTACCGCATCTGGCCCACCCACATCTTGCCGCGCAAACGCAACATCAAACGCGCCAAGGCATCGTTCCGGCAGATGGCTGCGCAGTACGCCAGGGGTGATGTTGATCAGGAGCATGTCCGGCAGCGGGTGTGCAGCTTCCTGGCCTACAGCAAGCACTGCCAGGCGCAGCGCACGGTAGACGGCTTGCTGGGTGATTTGGTGTTGAGCCGTTCCTGGGCGCTGTAGCGCTGCCGGCTACACAGCCCGCCGCGTGCGCCCCTTGCGCGCGCGCGTCACCCTCAAGGCTCACTGATCCGGCACTCGCCCAGGAGCCTCAACCCCATGGCCACCGATTACCATCACGGCGTCCGCGTCCTCGAAATCAACGAGGGCACGCGCCCCATTCGCACCGTTTCCACCGCCGTGGTGGGCATGGTTTGCACCGCGTCGGATGCTGATGCGGTCAAGTTCCCGCTCAACAAGCCGGTGCTGCTCACCGACGTGCTCACCGCCTCCGGTTCCGCCGGCGAGCTGGGCACCCTGGCGCGCAGCCTGGACGCCATCGCCGACCAGGCGTCGCCCGTCACCGTCGTGGTGCGCGTGGAAGAGGGCGCCACCGAGGCCGAGACCACTAGCAACATCATCGGCGGCGTGAGCGCCACCGGCGAGTACCAAGGCATGAAGGCACTGCTGGCTGCTGAGGCCCAGCTCGGCGTCAAACCGCGCATCCTCGGCGTGCCCGGGCTCGATTCGCTGCCGGTCACCACCGAGCTGGTAGCGATCGCCGAGAAGCTGCGCGGCTTCGCCTACGCCAACGCCTACGGCTGCGAGACCGTCGGCGATGCCATCGCCTACCGCGCCGGCTTCGGTGCGCGTGAGCTGATGCTCATCTGGCCGGACTTCGTCTCCTGGGACACCGTGGCGAACGCCAACGCACCGGCCAGCGCCATCGCTCGCGCCCTGGGCCTGCGCGCCAAGCTGGACGAGCAGGTCGGTTGGCACAAGACCCTCTCCAACGTGCCGGTCAACGGCGTGTCGGGCCTGTCCAAGGACATCTACTTCGACCTGCAGAACCCCGCCACCGACGCCGGCCTGCTCAATGCCGACGAGGTCACCACGCTGATCCGCCGTGACGGCTTCCGCTTCTGGGGCTCGCGCACCTGCAGCGCCGACCCGCTGTTCGCCTTCGAGAACTACACCCGCACCGCGCAGGTGCTGGCAGACACCATGGCCGAGGGGCACTTCTGGGCGGTGGACAAGCCCATGCACGCCTCCCTGGTGCGCGACATCGTCGAGGGCATCAACGCCAAGTTCCGCGAGCTCAAGCGCGGCGGCTACATCATCGACGGCCAGTGCTGGTTCGATGAGGCGGCCAATGACAAGGACACCCTCAAGGCCGGCAAGCTGTTCCTGGACTACGACTACACCCCCGTCCCGCCGCTGGAAAACCTGCTGCTGCGCCAGCGCATCACCGACCGCTACCTGGTCGACTTCGCCGCCGGCATCACCGCCTGACCCCCATTGACCCGCGCGGCCCCGGCCGCGCCGTAGGAGAGCCCAGCCATGGCCCTGCCCAAGAAACTCAAGCACATGAACCTGTTCAACGACGGCAACAGCTACGTTGGCCAGTGCAAGTCCGTCACCCTGCCGACCCTCGGCCGCAAGTTCGAAGACTGGCGCGGCGCCGGCATGGATGGCCCGGTGAAGGTCGACATGGGCCACTCAGACGACGGCATCCAGATTGAATGGACCCTCGGCGGCTGGGACCTGACCGTGCTGCGCCAGTTCGGCGCCGTGAAGGCGGACGGCGTCATGCTGCGCTGGGCCGGTTCCGTACAGCAGGACGACACCGGCGCCGTGACCGCCGTCGAGGTGGTCGCCCGCGGCCGGCATGAGGAGATCGACTTCGGCGACGCCGAGTCCGGCGAAGACACCGAGCACTCCATCACCACCACCTGCACCTATTACAAGCTCAGCGTGGACGGCAACGTCGAGATCGAGATCGACCTGCTCAACTTCGTTTTCATGGTCAACGGCGAAGACCGCCTCGCCGAGCACCGCAAGGCCATCGGCCTGTAAGCCATGCGCGGCCAACGCCCACCGTTTCGCAACCCGTCGCAGCCACCAGGCGCTGCGGCAACCCCAACCCCAAGGAGCACACCCATGAGCAAGACCGATACCAGCGCAGCACCCGCCGAAGCGATCGACAACCCCAACGAGCGCACCGTCGAGCTGGACGGCGCCATCGTGCGCGGCACGCAGACCATCACCAGCATCACCCTGCGCAAGCCGATGGCCGGCGAGTTGCGCGGCGTTTCCCTGGTTGAGCTGATGCAGATGGAGGTGCTCGCGCTGCGTAAGGTGCTGCCGCGCATTACCACGCCGACCCTCACGGATATTGAAATTGGCCGGATGGACCCTGCCGATCTACTGCAGTGCGGCGTGGCGGTTGCTGGTTTTTTGCTGCAGAAGTCGGCGAGGGAGGCCTCCCTCGACGCGTAGAAGATGCGATGGCCGATATCGCCATCGTCTTTCACTGGGGCCCAGCGGAGATGGAACCGCTGGGCCTCGCCGAACTGATGGAATGGCGCGAGCGCGCCCGCAAGCGTGCAGAGGTGAAGCATGGCGCGTGATCTGAAGCTGGAGGTCGAGCTGGGCCTGATCGACAAGGCCCTCGGGCCGATCAAGGCGATCACGCAGGGTAGCGGCAAGCTGGCTAAACAACTCAAGGCCAGCCGCGACCAGATGAAGGAGATGAACCAGCAGCAACGGGACATCGCCGCCTTCCGCACCGCCAACATCGAGATCGCCAAGCAGTCGCGCGCCATGCGTGATCTTGAAACCAAAATGCGCGGGCACACCGACGCGCTTGAGCAGCAGCGCACCGCACACGTCAACCTCAAGGGCAACCTCAAGGCCGCGCAGACGCAGTACAACAAGCTGTCGAAGGCGCTGATCGATGGCAAGGGAAGCTCTGCCGAGTTCCACCGTGAGCTTGAGAAAGCGCAGATCAAGCTGCAATCCGCACAGCAGGCGTTCACCCGCTCAGCCAGTAGCATCAAGAAGTACCAGGATCGCGTCCGTGGTGCTAACACCCAGCTCGAACAGCTCAAGCGGCAGCAGGAGGCCAGCAAGACCAGCCTCGGTTCATTGCGCACCAAGCTGGAGCAGGCTGGTATCAGCACCGAGGGGCTGGGCAAAAAGGCGCGCACGCTGCGCACCGAGCAGGACCGGCTCAACACTGTCCTGGAACAACAGAAGGCTCGCCTCGCTGCCGTGACCAAGCAGCAGGAGCAACTGGCGAAGGTACGCAGCGCCTATGCCAAATCCCAGCAGCTTGCAGGGAGCATGGCAGCGGCAGGCGCTGGGGGGTTGGCTACCGGCTATGCGCTGAGCCGCCCCGTATCCGCCGCCATCGGCGCGTTCGCCCCGGCAGAGAACGCCACCACCCAGCTGAAAGTCTCGATGATGGGCGCCGACGGCAGCGTCGCGGAGGACTTCCAGAAGATCTCCGACCTCGCCACCAAGCTCGGGGATCGGCTGCCGGGCACCACGGCGGACTTTCAGAACATGATGACCATGCTCCGCCGCCAGGGCCTAAGCGCCGCGTCTATCCTGGGCGGTACCGGCGAGGCGGCGGCCTACCTTGCCGTACAGCTGCAAATGCCGGTGGTGGAAGCCGCCGAGTTCGCGGCGAAGATGCAGGACGCCACCCGCGCAAGTGAAACGGAAATGATGGGGCTGATGGATGCCATCCAGCGGACCTTCTACCTGGGCGTGGACAGCAGCAACATGCTCCAGGGCTTCAGCAAGCTCGCGCCCGTGATGGGCGTAGTGAAGAAAGAAGGCCTCGCCTTCACCGACATGATGACGCCACTGCTGGTCATGATGGACCAGACCGGCATGGCGGGAGAGTCCGCCGGTAACGCGCTGCGCAAGGTCTTCCAGGCCGGCCTGGACATGAAGAAGGTCGACAAGGCCAACGCCTCGCTGGAAAAGCTCGGCATCAGCCTGGATTTCACCGATGGCAAGGGCGAATTCGGCGGCATGGATGCGCTGTTCCAGCAGCTCGACAAGCTCAAAGGGCTAAACAGCGTCCAGCGCACCAGCGTGATGAAGATGCTGTTTGGTGACGACGCGGAAACCCTGCAGGTCGTCAACACCATGATGAGCAAGGGGATCGCCGGCTACCGCGAGGTCGCCGGCAAGATGACCGCTCAGGCAGATCTTCAGAAGCGCGTGAGCGAGCAGCTCGGCACGCTCACCAACGTGACCGAGGCCGCTCAGGGCAGCTGGACGAACGCCCTGGGGGAAATCGGTGCAACGGTCGCGCCGACGCTCAAGGAAATCATCCAGACGCTCGGTGAACTCGCCAACCGGCTCGGCGCCTGGGTGCGCGAGCATCCAGAGCTGACCAAGCAGATATTCATGACGGTGGCCGGCCTGGCGGCATTGGTAGCGGCTGGTGGTGCGCTGGCGATCACCGTTGCCAGCATCATTGGCCCCATCGCCATGATGCGCTTCGCGTTTGCCTCCATAGGCATCAAGCTGCCGAGCATCATCGGTCTGTTCAAGGCTCTCCGCACGAGCTTCACGGCGGTGGGGGGCGCTTCGGGCTTGTTCCTGCGCATGGGCACTGCCTTCCAAATGGCAGGCNGCGGCGTCGGCGTGCTGCGGATGGCATTTGGNNGCCGTATTCAAGCTGTTGTTTGGCGTTCATGCGCGCGAACCCGATTGCTGCTCTGATCCTCGGTATCGGCGGCGCCGTTATGCACCTCGTTGGCCGTATCGACCAGATCAAGGCGCTGTTCAACGCAGGCGATTGGATGGGGTTGGGCAAGGAGATCATCAACGGCATCGTCGCTGGCCTGAATGCCGCGACGCTGGGCATGTTCGGAGTCGTTGCCGATATCGCCACCGGAGCGGTGAAGAAGTTCGCCAGCGTGCTCGGAATCCACTCACCCTCACGCGTGTTCGCCGAACTCGGCGGCCACACGATGGACGGGCTCGCCGTAGGCTTGCAGCAGGGGCAGGGCAATCCCTTTGCGGCGATGGAGAACATTGGCCAGGGATTGACCGAAGCTGGCAGCAGCGCCGTGGCCAGTGCCGGCAATCCTTTCGCCGCTTTGGCGAGCGTCCCGATCGACAGCCGCCCGCCACTTTCAGCACGAACGCCGGCCGGAGCCAGCGGCGGCTCAAGCAGCATTCAGATCACCATCCACGCCGCCCAAGGGCAGGACCCGAATGCCATTGCCCGCGCCGTGGCTGCCGAGCTGGACCGCCGCGAGCGCGAGAAGGGCGCCCGTGCCCGCTCATCCCTATTCGACCAGGAGTAGCAGACCATGATGATGGCCCTCGGCATGTTCGTGTTCAGCCTGGAGACCCTGGCCTACCAGGAATTCCAGCGCCAGACGGAATGGCGCCACGGCTCCACCAACCGCATCGGCACCAACCCGGCGCGGCAGTACCTGGGGCGCGGTGATGACAGCATCACCCTGCCGGGCGTGCTGCTGCCCGCGCTGGCTGGCAGCCAGCTGAGTCTGGATGCCCTGCGCACCATGGCCGACACCGGCAAGGCCTGGCCGCTGGTGGAGGGCACCGGGAAAATCTACGGCACCTGGGTCATCGAGAGCCTGAGCGAGACGCGCACCCTGTTCTTCCGCGACGGCCAGGCGCGGCGCATCGAGTTCACCCTTTCGCTCAAACGCATCGACGATGGCCGGGTGGATCTGCTCGGCAGCGCCATCGCCGCCGGCGGTAACCTCCTGCGGAGGCTGCTGTGATCGAGGAACTGCTCACCCAGGGCAAAGGCCTGCTCGACCAGGCCAAGGGTTACGCCCAGCAGGCGGCGGACAAGTACCGCGACGCCACCGCCTACCCGCAGCCGATCTGCCGCGTGGTAGTCAACGGGCAGGACATCACCAGCGCGATCGAGCAGCGCCTCATCAGCATCGAGCTGACCGACAACCGCGGCATGGAGGCCGACCAGCTCAGCATCAGCCTCAGCGACCACGACGGCCTGCTGGCCATCCCCCCGCGCGGCGCCGTGGTGCGCCTCTGGCTCGGCTGGCACGATACCGGCCTGGTGGACAAGGGGTCATATACGGTGGACGAGGTCGAGCACAGTGGCGCGCCGGACGTGCTCAACATCCGCGCCCGCAGCGCGGACCTGCGCGAGGGGCTCAAGGCCAAGAAGGAACGCAGCTGGAGCGGGCAGACGCTCGGCGCCATCGTGCAGACCGTGGCGGGTGCCTACGGCCTGAGCCCGGTGATCAGCGCGGCGTTGTCGGTCATCCAGCTCGCCCAGGTCGACCAGGCCAATGAATCCGACGCCAACCTGCTCAGCCGCCTCGGCCAGCAGTTCGACGCCATTGCCAGCATCAAGGCCGGGCGCCTGCTGTTCATGCCGGCCGGCAAGAGCGTTACCGCCAGCGGCGCCGCGCTGCCGCACATCACGCTCACCCGTGCCGACGGCGACAACCACCGCTACCTGCAGGCCGACCGCGACAGTTACAGCGGCGTGCGCGCCTATTACTACGAGCTGAACAGCGCCGAGAAGAAGGAGGCCATCGCCGGCGGCGGCGACAACCTCAAGGACCTGCGCCACACCTACACCGACCAGCAGGCCGCCCTACGCGCCGCCCGCGCCGAGTGGTCCCGCCTGCAGCGCGGCACCGCCACGCTCAGCTACACCCTGGCCAAGGGCCGCCCGGACCTGATCCCTGAACTCACCTACAGCCTGATCGGCGTGAAGGCCGACATCGACGCCGTGGTCTGGCTCGGCGCGAACGTGCGGCACTCATTCACGCCGGACAGCTACACCACCGCCCTCGGAGCTGGAATCCAAGCTGCCGGACGCCGACGACATCGCCGACCTGGCCGAGGCCGGCAACTACACCGGCGTGCTCGCCTGGTACCGCGACGAGAAAACCGGCGAGCAGAAGAAACTCACCGAAGGCGACCAGGCCAGCCCCAAACGGCTGCTGCACCTGTACGCCGAAAAGAGCAGCGCCCAGCGCGCCGTGGAGCGGGAATGGAAACGGATGCAGCAAGCGAACGCCTGAGCGAGCCCACGGCCGAGTCGGCGCCTTATCAGCGGCCGCTATCGACTTGGGAGCTGGTGGACGAGGAGTGGGAAGGGCGCGACGACGCGCCGATGTGCATGTGAGCACGGAAATTTGCCATCAGTGCTTGACGGTGCACCAATGGTGCACCTATTATTCACATCAACGGGGCGCGCAACGCACCCGCCACTGAAGAAGCCGGGCACACCGCCACGGCATGCACAGAGGGCAACACCATGAAAGCAGCAACCGTCCGCATTCAAATCCTGTCCGACAGCATTGGCGCCGAGTGGAACGACATCGACGCCGCCGGCGAAGCCTACGCCGAGTTCCTCGAGGGCCGCCTGAGCGAGGCCCTGCAACGTGCCGGGTTCGCTACCGACGACGTGCACGTCTCCTACCATTGCGACCTGGCCGGCTACGCCAGCCGCACCGTCTGGGCCGACTCCCTCGAAGACGAGCAGGAGCTGGAAGCGATCGTCCAGAACGAGGGCGAGGCTGCCTGGGGCGCCTTCTGCGATTCCGAGAGCAGCCGCGACCTGTAATTGACCCGCCCCGGCCAGCCGCCGGGGCTCTCACCTGGAGCACCACCATGGCCAAGAAAGCCGGCATTCACATCGGCCCGCAGCTGGACGCCATCATCGGCACGACCGGCGACGAGACGGGCATCACCACCAGCAAGCGCGTCAATGTCATCGGCGACCGCTACGCCGAGATCCTGCGCCGCGAGCGCATCGAGAAACAGTTCAGCGAAGCCGAGTGGAACGCCCTGCGCGACATGCTCAACGGCACGCTCAGCGAGCCTGCCGAGCTGATCCGCGGCAGCCTGGCGATGGGCTGGGAGGATTCGGTCGAGGACGGCCTCGCCGAGAAATGGGACGTCGACTCCGCCGCGCTGCAGCATAAGCTCGCCGCGCTGTCCTACGTCCAGGAAGTGGCCGTCATCGAGGCCGTCGAGCGCTGGTGGCGCAACCAGGGCGCCACCGCCAACACCCCTGCCTGAGCTCGGGCAGGCATGAAAAAGGCGCCTTTCGGCGCCTTCAGCTTTTGATGGGTACGCTCAGTGAATCGTGCTCTCTCGCCAGTCGAAGACGTGCGCGAACAGCCGTTGCAGTGGGCCGATCTGCGCAAGCTCTTCTTTCTTGTAGCCCATGGCGCGCATCTGCTCGTTATGGCACAGGCAGTTCAGTACGTGCATCACTGGCGGCTCTTCGGCTTCGATGCTCAGCCGCGCCTCGCTGACCTCGTGAAGTACCTGCTCCGACTCAGCGCCAAGCATCCTTTGCTCCAAGGCGACGAAGCGTCGGGCAAAATCATCGTGCTCACGAGCGCGCCGCGTACTGCCGACAACGAGATTGACGGAAGCAAGCACTGTGACCAGAGCGGAGGCCAGCAGCGCTAGGTCTTCGGCCTTTCCAGCCTTGAGGATTCCGTAGATAGCGGCCGATCCGAAAATCACGCTCAACATCGACGAAAGCTGATCGAGGCGATCAAAAAAAGCCCGGCGTCGTTTGTGATAACGGATGGAGCGGCGAATCCCAAACAGCATGTCGTGCCAGCGGTCGGCCAGCAGGACGTTATCTGTTGTTTCCCCCATCGTGGTCTCTCCTGCTCGGCGGCTTGAGTGTGTCAGTCACATCGTCGAAGACCGGGCGACGATCTTGGCGCTCCGAGTAGTCTTCGTGTAACGGCCGCCCACGATCGTGGTGGCTCTTCTCAAGGCTATCATCGTCACGCTTGTTGTCACGGTCTCTCACGCTAAAGCTCCTGGTAGTTGGATGTAGTGCAGGTCAGTTGCGGTTCTTCTTGCCAGTTATGATGTAGAGCACATCCACATCGCTACGCGCGGCCAAGGCCTGCAGGTAATCAATGGGAATGACAGAAGATCCATTCTCGAAGCGCTTTTGCTTGTAGTCGGTGATGCCGGCGAGGTGTGCCAGCTCGTGGATGGCCAGGCCGAGGCGTTCGCGCTCTTCGGTTAGGCGCGCGCCGAAGGCGTGGTCGAGGGTTTCGTCAGTAATCATGTGACGTCCTTGTTTAGTCGGGATGAGTGCTGGCTATTGGCAAAGGCTCTCGCAGGGGATGCCATCTTTGTCGCGGTCCAGCCGGCTGTTGCCGCACTGCTCCAGCTGGAAGCGGGCTTCTGCGCAACTGCTCATCTGGCCGCATGTCTTACGCGGCGAGCAGCTGTATTGGCCGTCGTTAGCTGCAGCAACGAGAGGTGCACCGCCGTATGGCTTGATTGCTGGGGCTTTGGTTCCTTTTCGCCAGTCCCAGGGCGCGATGCGCTCCGCTTCAGGCAGCGACCAGAGGCCGCGCTTTGCGACGCGGGCGTCGGCTTCGACAGCAAGGAGGGACTTGTCGCGGTTGTACTGGCGGTAGACCCACGCGGCACCGCTGCTGACCAGCTCGCGGTTGATGTCCACGCCATTCACGTACACGCGACCGATGACGCGACCGTAGCGGTCTTTTTCGTTGGATTCGACGGTGGCTTGCTGGCCGAAAGCAAGATCGGAGAGGGCTTGGCGGGCGCGTTTGCCGTAGGGCTGGGAGCGCTCTGGCGTGTCGATTTCCGCCAGCCTGACTTTGATTTGTTGGCGCTCAGCGGTCAGCAGGGTGAGGGTATCGCCATCAGCAATCGCAACGACCTTTCCCACCAGGGTGCCGGCAACCGCGAACCCTGAAAACACGATTGCCAATACAAAAAGGGCGGCGCGGCGCATTCCCTGTGCTCCTGATCTGTTCTCAATGCGAACAGATCATGCCAGCCTTTTGATATCAGCGACAACGGCCTCAAGCTCCTGGATACGCTGCTCAAGGACCTTCAGCCGTTTCTTTTCCTCAGCAGCGCTGTGTATTTCTCGCTGAGCGTCTTCGTCCAGCGCTCGGTACAGCTCAAGGATGGCTTGCTCACGCGGGTTCGCCGGCTCGCCTGCTGCAAAAGGGGTTTGCGCGCTTTGGTCGCGCAGCATTGGGCCGGCACCGGTTAGGAGCCAGTCAAGAGCGATGCCATGCTTATTGCTGAACTTTATGCATTCCACATAAGGGACGCTGTTCCTCTTTCGCCATCCCGCCAACGTCTGTCGATTCACCGGAAGCGCTCTTGCCAAGGCGCTATCAGTAGACACCTTGAGAAAGCCCATCATTCGAGCAAGCACCGCTTCAAGCGAGTCTTTATCCATTTCAGCCAAAAACCTTGTTGACTTATCTGAACCGCATAATTAACTTATGCGCAATGCGAACAGATTACCCAAACAAGGGATAACGAACCATGAACAAGCAACAGATTCACGCGCGTCTGATCGAGCGAGGGCTCAACTTCCGCAGGTTCGCCTTGGCTCACAACTACGACCCGCGCACGGTCACACAAGCGGTTGAGCGCTGGGCCGGTTCCCAAGAGCTGCCAAAAGGCCGCGTTTCCTTCTCCATCATGCGAGACCTCTCCCAGCAGATCGGCGTTGAGTTGATCCCGGGCCTGCTCACGCATCCCTTCGCCAAGGCCAGCTAAACCGTAACCGGCTTAAGCCACAGGGAAAACTAGAAGATGAAGCGCGAAGTTCTAGCCAGCCGCCGCCAAGTGATGACCGCCACGCTGGCCGCGTACCCCGGTGGCCGAGAATGCGCTGCGGCCCGCTTGGGCCTCCCGCCGAAAAAGCTGGACAACCACGTTTACGAGAACGCCGGTAGCCGCCCCCTGAGCGATGAGCAGATCCATCAGCTCGAACAAGAGGCGTGCACCACCCATCTGCCTGATTACATCGCTGCGCTGTACGGCGGCGTATTCGTACCTATGCCAGCGGATACCGAGTTGGACAACCTCGACCTCTACGCCCGCGCACTGGCCACCGACGTGGCCGAGGGCAAAGTCAACCAGATCATCGCCCACGCCCTGCGCGATGGTCGGCTGGACGAGGCCGAGCTGGCCGAAATCGTCGCCGCCCACCGTGAGCACATCGCCGCACGGCATGCCGAGGTCGGCGCCGTGATCACCCTGCACCGCCAACAAGGAGAACGCCATGGCACTCACGAAGTTTGAGCACGGTGTTCTCTACGCAGCAGCACAAGTCATCAGGCTTCACGACGAGCCCCAAGTGGCCGCAGACGTGCTCAAACAAGCCGGTCTTGACCAAGTTAACTGCAGCGAGTTGGACGATTACGACAAGGAGTCGCTGCGCGAAGTGAACACAATTTTTGGCATGGGCCTTACAGGCCTCGATAAATAGGAACCCAAGCATGACCCAGCAACTGATTCCGGTATTCAACGGCGAACTCGATGGCCGCGCGCAGCAACTGTGCGATGCCCGCGATCTGCATTCCTTCCTGGCCGTTGGCCGCGATTTCAGCACTTGGGTGAAGGATCGAATCGAGCAATATGGCTTCGTTGAGGGAGAGGACTATTCGTCAGTTTTGGCGAACAGGGGCACTTTTGATTCCCCGAATCGGGGGAATCAAACAGGCGGTCGAGGTGGTGATCGCCGCTCGATCGACTACCACCTCACCCTGGACATGGCGAAGGAATTGGCCATGGTCGAGAACAACGACCAGGGTCGCCAAGTGCGCCGCTACTTCATCGCCATGGAGCGCCAAGCGCGCGAAAGCAGGGGCGCTTCTTACCTCAGCATGAACCACCAGTTGGCTATGCACCGGCAGATTCCGAAGCTGATCGCCCAACTCAAGGCGGAAACCGTACCGGCCATTCGGGCCACGCTGTATGCCCAGCTCACTCAGCACTGTCACCAGCTCGCCATCCCGGCGCCGGCGATGGAAAGCGTGGGCCGTAGCGTCCAGCCGCCAGCGGACCTGTTCGACGGAAAAATGTAAGCGCACGCGATACAGCGCCAGCCTATCAACGGTGGGCTGGCATCTGGCAAATAGCAGTAGGCGCCACGGCGCTTCGTTTACCGGCACTGGCCGGAGCCGGCTTCACGGCAACAGGGGAGGGGAACCAGTGAGCGTAGCCAACAACGGCGGATACAAATGCCTATGCCCAGCCTGCGGCGAGCGCATGCGCATCCGCAACAGCGAGGCGCAGACGCCCGTTTTCAAAACGATGTACGCGCAGTGCCTGAACATGGCCTGCGGCGCGACCTACACCGGGTCGCTGACGTGGGACCACGAGCTGAGCCCATCCGGCCTGGACCGGCCGCGGGTGCGGCTACCGCTGGCCCCGTCAGTCGCACGTATGCAGGCCCTGCGCGACAGCAAACCGAAAACAGACCAGCTCGACATGCTCGACCACATGGAACCGGAGGTAGCCACCGCATGAACGTCACGACCCTACACGACGCCCAGGAGTACCGGGCCAGCATGCAGCGCGCCGCGCTGACCTTTTTGCAGCGCCACCAGGGCGAGCACCTGACCGACGATGGCCACCTGTTCGAGCGCGCCGTCGGCTACCTGGTCAACGCGCTCGACGTGCCGGCGTTCATGGCCGACCGCCTGGTGCACCTGGCCATGAGCGAGCTGGAGTGCCTCAAGCGCCCGGTGATCGGCATCGACTACGGCACCCGGGACGAGACCCGCGTCGCCCTGGTGAATTTTTTTTCGGGCGAGGCGGTATTAATCCCCCTGCGCCACCTGCCGGCGCGCCTGCAGCCGCCCGCGGTTCTGCCGGCTGCAGCAGCCACGCACTGATCACACCCTGAATTGACCCATTCCCCTACCCGCCTGTGAGCGGGTAGGGGGAAGTTGCGCCCTGACGGTGGCCCCTATGACACACGTTTGCATTCAAATCACCCTCGCCCCGGCCCAGGCCTATCTGCGCTGGCTGACCAGCCAGTACGAGCAGCTGATGGCGGCCTGCTGGTACGACGACCGCTACCGCTACACGCCGACCGGCTTCCGCGCGCCGAAGATCCTGGCGGACCACCCGCACATCGCCGGCATCAACCGCACCGCCCGCGAGCTGGTCAAGCAGCTCAGGCAGCAGGGGGTGCGCGCATGAGCACCCATCCGATGCCGGCCTGTGAGGCGCTGGCGGCCGATCCGGCGCGTTACATATTCAAGCGGTATTTGGCCGATCTGATCGAGGCGCCCGACCACGAGACGAGGCATCGCGAGTGCTGCCGCCTGGGCGGCTACCTTGGCGCCCTGCTGGAGTGCGACGTGATCACCTGCGACGAACACAAGGCGCTGCGAGAAGAAATGCACGAGTTCGTCTGGGGGCCGGCCCAATGAAAGAAATGGACCGCCAGATCCGCGATGAAGTGCTGCGCCGTTTCGAGGCCGACTTCGGCCTCAAGCGCCGCGCCGGTACCGACTACCTGCGCGGCGGCACCTGCCCAAGCTGCGAAAAGAAGGAGCTCTATGCCCGCTACGACCAGCCCTGGTTCATCAAATGCGGCCGCGAGAGCAAGTGCGGCGAGCAGTGGCACGTCAAGGAGCTGTTCGACGACCTTTTTGACGACTGGAGCAAGCGCGTGCCAGCGACCGAGAAGGAGCCGACCGCCAGCGCCAAAAGTTACCTCCAGCACGCCCGGGGCTTTCGCCTGGAGCTGATCGAGGGCTGGTTCAGCCAGGACAACTACTGGAGCCGCGAGCTGGGCATCGGCTCGGCCACCGTGCGCTTCCCGCTGGCCAACGGCGGCTACTGGGAACGGCTGATCGACCGGCCGCACCGGTTCGGCAAGCAGAAGGCGCGCTTCGCCCCCGGCCAGAGCATGAAAGGCTACTGGTGGTGCCCGCCGACCGTGGACCTGCTCGAGGTCGACGAGCTGTGGATCGTCGAGGGCATCTTCGACGCCATCGCGCTGCTGCATCACGAACTCGACGCCGTGTCGGCCATGAGCAGCAACGCCTTCCCTGCCGAGTCGCTCAAGGCGCTGGTCAAGGCTCGCGCCGAGGCCGGTCGCAAGCTGCCGCGGCTGGTCTGGGCGCTGGACAACGAGCCGGGCGCGCATCGCTACACCCGCC